GCCATTTTATCTCCTAATTTATATTAATAAATATTAATTTTCTTTTTTTTTCAAGTTATGCCGAGAACGCTGCTCCTGTTGGAAGAATGTTGAAATCAATTACAATGAATTCAGCAGTTTTAGCAGGTTGTAAGAAAATCTGACCAGCTAAAATGTTTCTATCCACAACATCAGGAGTGTTGTTCGTTTCATCCATAACTACTTTGAAAGCGTATAACCCTTGTCTTTGTTGGATTCCTTCTAAATAAGGTTGAACCGTATTGATGAATCTTGCTCTTGTAGTTGCAGTGTTTTGTTCGAACACTAAGAATCTTGAAGTAGATGCGATGTACTTCTTAACAGTAATCAACAATCTTCTTACGTTAATTCTATCAAGTGCAGATGCCTTATCTTGAAGAGTTTTCTGTCCAAATGCCACGATACCCTGTCCAGGGAACGTTGCGATTGGGTTTACTTTGTTTTCATATAAAGTATCTCTTTCAGAGTGTGTTAATCTATTTACTACACTTGCTGCTCCTACAATTCCACCTCTATTTAAACCTGCAGGTGCGAACCATTCTGCTGCGATAGCATCATTTGCTGCATATACTGCTGGAAGTAATACCGAAGGTGGTACACTTACTAATTTGTTTGTGTTTGTATCTACTGTTCTAACCCATGGGTAGTAAGTACCCACATAGTTAGAATCTACTGAACTTGCTTGGTCAGTTACTTGTGAGATAGTATCAGTTTCACCAACGAAATCTGCGATGTAGAATGCATCTTGTCTTGCTTCTACCATATCAATTGCTTTTGTAGTTACACTTGAGTGTAATCTTCTAATGATACCTGGTGTTACCAACATATTGATGTCCCACTCATCTGCGTTAGAAAGTGCGTTGATACATCTTGAGTATGATTTATATCCATCTGCTGAAGTTGATGATAAATCAAATCCTTGAGAGTTACCTGCAGAGATTGAAGAACCTAATGCAATTTCTCTTGCTGGACTCATACCATCAAATCCACCTTGGAACCCTAACGTAAATTGTCTGTTAACCATATCTGCAGTTGCAGAACCTGTCATTTCTAATGATAATCCAACACCAGTTATATTTCCATCGAATCCAAATACTACGTTTGAACCAACAGTTGCACCATTTGGAATTGGTTTTAAATATTGATGGTTATCAATCTTAACAACTGCAGTTTCTAAATTAATACCAGAGAACTGATATGGATTACCGGTTGTGTTAGTTGTTGAAGTTGTTTGATAAGTTACTGCAGGTACAATTGTTTCATCACTTCCCACAAAAATTGGGTTAGTGTATGCACCGTGTGCGAAAGGTGCTGCTGATACAGGATAAGAACCTTGTGCTCCTACCTCTACTCTAATGTATTTAGAGTTATTACCCCAATCACCATTCTCAGTAATCTTACCATTATCATCGATTGTATAATATCTATCACCAATTACTCTTGCGATGTAGTTAGGTGATGCTGGGTCTAAGTTTACATTGTTGAAAGTTTCTAATACTGATTTTCTCTTATCAGTATCTGAGAATGAACGTAATGTTACACTAAATACCGAATAATCAGTTCCACCATCTTCACCTGCTGCTTTTACTCCTGAGATAGATACTTTAAATCTCGTGTTCTCACCGTTACCATGGCCTAACGTATGGAATCTGAATAAATCATATCTTTCATCAGAAATTAATTGTGATTTAACCCAAGGTGTTGCTGCTACACTTGCTTCGTAAGAGAAGTTTTGTGTTGCTAATGATACTGCTTCTACATAAGGATTATTTGCTAATGTTGTTGCTGTATTTTCGAAATACGTATAAACGTACCCATCTTTTGGTCCTAATGGAGATTCACCAAATACATCACTAATATCATTACCTGCAGAAGGTAAGATAGATGCTGAAACTACGCCAATTCCCGAACCACTTACTACAAATGAACCTGATGTAAGTGCTGAATCAGTAACTGTGAAAGTATCAAACCCAACTTCCTCATCACCATTTGCCGTTGAATGTAATGTACCAACAAGTTTTAATCCTGCTGAACCTGAAGTTGCTATACCAATAGGTGTTACTTGTGAATAACCATCAATACCTAATGTTCTTACTACTGTTACAGTACCTGCTTCTCTTAAGTAGTTTTGTACTGCATATTCAGTATAGTAAGTACCATCAGGTGTACCAAACTTATCTTCAAACTCAGATTGAGTTCTAACGATTGTAGGAACGAACGCTGGACCTTGTTTAAATGGTCCTACAAACGCTGCTCCGATTTCTCCGACTCCCTGTGCTAAGAATGATAAATCATTTTCTCTTGTAAATACACCGGGTGATACAATTCTTTCTGCCATGTTTTTCTCCGAATAAAA